ACAAGTTCCAATAAACCTAAAAAAAGGTATAGAGGACAAGGAAGATAATTAAGAGGACTCATTAGAGTCCTTTTTTAATGGGTAATTCTAAATGATTTCTTTTATACCAACTTTTGTTATCGGAAAAAGGTGGAAACCAAGGTTTTAACCAAAAAAGTGTGTCCTCTTCTACCGCATAAGGACGTGCGTATTTAATTGACATAAGAGTTACGAGCTCAGTATGAAAGTTATTTAGCGACTTTTTCCACAAGTATGGATATACGTCAAAAAACACCCTTTTTACAGGGTGTTCAGTGGTATAAAGTCATTAGAGCTCGTAATTCTTATGACACTTTATTTAGTCGCCTAAATAACACCTCCCTGAAAACCCTTCTTTCCCTTCTTAAAAATATATTTGCGTAATAATACACATAAATAACTTATATTTACCGTTGTTTCATGCCTGTCGAAAGGATTAGTAAGGGATTTAAGGACATTAGCATGTCTTTTCAAGTAAATCCCATCAATTCTGACACCATTGCTGTCAAAAATGACACTGCTATTGCACGTTCTATCAGAAATTTAGTACTTACTAATCCTGGTGAACGATTTTTTAACCCTAATTTGGGTTCTAGAATAAGTGAAATCCTATTTGACAATGCTGATGATATTTCTGCAGCTGCTCTTAGAGAAGAAATTGAAGAAACTATCAATGTTTATGAACCAAGAGTGAAATTAACAGACGTAAAAGTCAATCCTGACTTTGAAGGACACTCTTTTGATATCACTATTACCTACGATATAGTTGGAATTGATGCTCTTCCCCAACAATTAAACTTTGCACTACAGTCAACAAGATAAATGGCATTAGTAAACTTCACAGATTTAGATTTTGATCAAATAAAAACCTCATTGAAGGATTATTTGAGAGAAAATTCTAATTTTACAGACTATGATTTTGAAGGATCTAATCTTTCTAACATAATTGATGTATTAGCATACAATACTTACATCTCTTCATACAATGCTAACATGATTAGCAATGAAGTTTTCATAGATAGTGCTACTTTAAGAGAAAATGTAGTTGCATTAGCAAGAAATATAGGTTATACACCCAGATCTAAGACAGCAGCAAAGGCAATAGTTACATTTTTTGTAGATACAACTAATTTTACCACTAAACCAGTTACCTTAACTATTAAAAAAGGTCTTTTTGCATCCTCTTCTTCTGTATTTGGGTCAGAAAGTTACACTTTTTCTATTCCTAGTGATATTAGTACCCCAGTAGTTGATGGAATTGCCACTTTTAGGGATGTAGTCATATATGAAGGGTCATTTATAACCTCAAATTTCACTGTTTCAGCAGAAAATCCAGCTCCACCATCAAGATACTACCTAGAAAACTCAAATATTGATACTTCTACCTTAGAAGTAATTGTAAGAGACACTCAAGCAAGCACTTCTTCTAAAAAATACGTATTTTCTGACACTTTAATAGAAGTTACTGATACTTCTAGGGTCTATTTCATTCAAGAAGTGGAAGATCAGAGATATGAACTCATTTTTGGTGATGGAATCTTTGGAGAAAAGTTAAAAGCACAAAATTTCATTGAAGCTTCATATATTACCACTCATGGAGCAGATGCAAATGGAATTTCTTCCTTTTCTTTTAATGGAAGAATCATAGATAACAACAATAACCTTGTAAGTAGTGGAATTTCTATTATTTCAGCAGTAAATGAGTCTACTGGAGGCAAAGATATTGAATCTGTAGACTCTGTGAAGCGTTTTGCACCTAAAATTTACTCTACTTTCAATAGAGCAGTCACAGCAGGTGATTATGAGGCATTAATTCCTAAAATTTACCCAGAAGCTGAGTCTGTTGCTGCTTTTGGAGGAGAAGAATTAGATCCACCTCAATATGGAAAGGTTTTTATTACTATAAAACCATTTTATGGTCCATTTGTTCCAGATTCTATTAAAAATAACCTCAAAAATAAACTTAAAAAATATTCTGTTGCTGGAATCATATGCGAAATACAAGATCTTAAATATTTGTATATTGAAGCTCATATTAATGCATATTACAACCCTAATTTATCTGCAGGTTCAGATTCTCTTAAAACAGTGATATCTAATAACATTAATTCTTATGCTGATTCTGCAGAAATGAATAAATATGGAGCAAGATTTAAATATAGTAAATTTCAAGGAGTTGTAGATAATAGTAATGATGCAATAACTTCAAATATTACAAAAATAGAAATAAGAAGAGATTTGAAACCAGTTTTAAATAAAACTGCTGAATATGAACTTTGTTATGGAAATTCATTTTATATAAAGAATAATAATGGATATAATATTAAATCATCAGGATTTAATATCTTTGGTATAGCAGATCCTGTTTATTTGTCAGATATTCCTAATAATAGAAGTAAAAATTCTAGATATGGATCTTTATTCTTATTTAAATTGCAAGGAAGACAAGATCCTATTGTTATAAGTGATAATGTGGGTACTATTGATTATCAAAAAGGAGAGATATTAATTAAACCTATTCAAATAACTGGAACATCTAAAAAAGTTCAAAATATTCCAATAATAGAAATTGCTGCTTGTCCAAAGTCTAATGATGTGATTGGATTGCAAGATTTGTATTTACAATTGGATATTAGTAATACTACCATTGATATGGTAGGTGATAATATTTCTTCTGGCGAAAATACTGCAGGAACTAATTATACATCCACATCTAGTTATTTGGGTGGTGATATAGCAAGATTAACTGAAGGTGAGTCTTTAAATACTACCCTTACTTCCTCAGATACATATGTAGTAGGGAATAATGATCTTCCCATGGCTCCTTCAACTTCTTCATATTAAATACCCTTTATTAGTAGGAAATTAACACTCATTATAAAATGCCAGAAAATACAAGAGTAAAAATTAGCTCAGTTGTTAAATCTCAACTCCCAGGTTTTATAAGCGATGATTTTCCTCTTGCAGGTGAATTTTTAGAGCAATATTATAATTCTATAGAGGGACAAGGGGCAACTTTAGATATTATTCAAAATTTAGACAAATACGTTAAAGTTGATGAATTAACAAACCTAGTAGATACTACATCTTTATCTTCTAGCGTAGGGATTACTGATAATGTAATATCTGTAGATTCTACTACTGGATTTCCAGATTCTTATGGTTTACTTGAAATAGATTCTGAAATTATTACATATACAGGAATTACTAGTAATACTTTTACTGGATGTGCAAGGGGATTTAGCGGAATTACAACATATAAGAGTTTTACTAAAAAAGATGAATTAGTATTTTCTAAATCTGGAATTTCTACTCATTCTTCAGGAACTGTAGTTAATAATTTAAGTATTAGATTTTTAAAGGAATTTTTTAAAAAAGTAAAGACTCAAATTTCTCCTGGATTTGAAGAAAGGACATTAGATTCTGATTTAAATGAAAGATTGTTTATTAAACAATCAAAAGATTTTTATTCTTCTAAAGGAACTAATCAATCATTTGAGATTTTATTTAGAGCTTTATATGGAGAAAATGTAGATGTAATTAAACCTAGAGATTATCTTTTCATACCTTCAGATGCAGATTATAAAGTTTCTGAACAAATAGTAGTTGAGGCTATTGAAGGAGATCCCCAAGATCTTATTAATAGAACTTTATTTCAAGATGCTGTTTATGGGTTTCCCAAAGCAACTGGGTCTATTAGTAACGTAGAAAAAATTGTAAGAGGAGAAAAAACTTATTATAGATTAAGTTTAGATTATAATCATCAATTAGATGAAATTACAGAGAATTTTAGTATTCATCCCAATACTAGATTAGTAGATTCTGTTTCTATAGGAGCTACTACACTTTCTGTAGATTCTACTGTTGGATTTGGAACCACAGGTGTTTTAGTTGCTGATTTTGCTGATGGAACATCTGATACTATTAATTATTATTCAAAATCTTTAACTCAATTTTATAATTGTGAAGGAATAAACAATAATCTTCCATCTACTCAAAATTTAAGATTAGATAGTTTTGCTTATGGGTATTCTGGAGTAGGAACTGCTAATGTAGTAAAAGTAAAAGTTACTGGCGTATTATCTGATTTAAATTTGGAATTTGATAGTACTTATTATAATGAGGAGGGAAATATTATTGAACCTAAAGGTTTAGGATCTGTTTCTAAAAGTAAGATAACTGATAATCTAATTACTAATATTTCTGCAACTTATAAAGTAGAATCTATTGAACTTGTAGATAAATCAAACTTTACTTATAAATTAAATCTTTTTAATAATCATAATTTTATTGCTGGAGATAATGCTCTAATTAACGATATAGGATGTTCTATTATTTCTCTAATTAGTTCTAAAGAAATTTTAATTAAAGGATCTGGAGAATTGAATGAGAATATAAATTATAGTATTCAAAGATTATTATCAAAAGCTAATTTGAGTAATTATGGAGAATCTACTATATTTACAACTAATATTCAAAATTCTTATTTGGATGATAATGAGGTATATATAACTTCTCCTTCTATTCCAAGTTATTTTAATGATGCTTTAGATATTCGTAAAACTTCTCTTTCTTTTAGTGGTAGATTTGAAGAAAGTACAGATATAACTATTATCAATCATGGATTGATAACTGGAGAAAGAATAATTTATGTTCCTGGCTTAGATGATAATAAATTAGATATTGATGCTGGAGAATATTTTGTTAAAAAGGTAGATATTAATCAGTTTAAAATTTGTAGAAGTACTTCTAATATTGATAATGAGTTATTTGTTTCTTTTTCTGGAACTGTAACTGATAATAAATTTAATTTATCTGATTTTGATAAAAAATCCATTCAATCTCAGAAATTAATAAGAAAAATTAAAGATCCCATTTCCACTCTCAATAACTTACCAACTCCTAGAGGAAAAATTGGTATTTTAGTAAATGGAGTTGAAATACTTAATTATAAGTCTAGTGATATGGTTCATTATGGACCTATTGAAGAAATTTCAGTTACAAGTGGTGGAGATGGTTATGATGTTATAAATCCCCCTATTTTATCTATTACTGATAATATAGGTGTTGGAGTTTCTGCTTATTGTGAAGTTCAAGGATCTGTAGAAAAAATTGATGTTGTTGATGGAGGATTTGATTATCTAACTGTACCTACTTTAAAAATAAGTGGAGGAAATGGATCTGGATGTATTGCCATTCCTAATTTAATAATGAAGGAACATTCTTTAACTTTTGATTCTACTGAAGTTGGAGGATATATTTCTACCGCTAATAATACTATTGGATTTACTACTTATCATAAGTTTAGAGAAGGAGAACTAGTAACTTATATTACAGATACTCAAACAGCAATTGCAGGATTAACTACTAATGCAGCATATTATTGCTCTCTTACAAATGCATCTACTGTTGCATTACATCTTAATTATCAAGATGCTATTGCTGGACTTAATACCGTAGGATTGGGACCTACTTATGGTGAAGGTATTCATGAATTAAAATGTGCAAATAAAAAGAGAATACTTAGTTCTATTAGTATTGGAAGTTCTGGTTCTGGTTATACTAATAAATTAACATCTGTTACTTCTTCTGGGATTAATACTGCTACTAATATAATTAATATACCTAGTCATGGATATAAAACTGGAGAATTAGTAAGATATGATAGTAAATCTACTGATATCATATCTGGTCTTTCAACTTTAACAAATTATTATATAACTGTTGTAGATGGAGGGTCATTTAGATTATCTCAAGTGGGAGTAGGATCTACTGCTGCTAATTTTTATATAAAGAATAAAGAATATGTTAATTTAACTTCTGGTGGGTCTGGTCAACATTTATTTAATTATCCTCCAATTACTGCAACACTGGTTGGAAATATTGGTGTTTCTACTTTTTCTGGTCAGAATTTTAATGCTGAATTAAGACCTATAGTAAGAGGAAGTATTAAATCTGTTCATATTGTTGATGGAGGAGTTGGTTACGGATCTTCTGATATTATCAATTATAATAGACAACCTACAATTAGTTTAAAAAATGGTAAGAATGCTCAATTACTTCCTATAGTATCAGTAGAAGGAAAATTAAAAGAAGTTATAGTATTGAATAGTGGAGAAGAATATAATTCTGTTCCAAATTTAACAGTTAAAGGAACTGGAAATGGAAGTAAAATTATTCCAATCTTAAAAGATGGAACTGTAGATTCTATTAAAGTTATTAATAGTGGAATTGGATATACCTCAACAGATATTTCCATAACAGTAACCCCTAATGGTAGTGGAGCTGATTTTTATTCTAATCCAAAAACTTGGACAATCAATGAAGTTGAAAGATTGATACAAAATGATAAAATTACAACTGATGATGGAATTATTAGTGTTGGTTTAAATGAAGAATATGGTCTTCAATATTCTCATTTATATGCTCCTAGAAAATTAAGGCAAACTACTTATGTTAAAAAGACTGTTGCTGATAGAGAAGTTTTTGTTCCAGATTTATCTTTAGAAAGTGATATAGAAGAAGATTCTATAAATCATTCTCCTATTTTGGGATGGTCTTATGATGGATGTCCAATTTATGGACCATATGGATATACCAAGTCTTCTGGTGGTCCTATTAAAATTTTAGAATCTGGTTATTCTCCTACTATATCAAGCGATAGACCAAACCCTCTTACTTCTAATGGGGATATGATTTATGGTGAAGGATTCTTTGTAGAAGATTATATTTATTCTGATGATAAGGATTTGGATCAACATAATGGAAGATTTGGTAAAACACCTGAATTCCCTAATGGAGTTTATGCATATTTTGGTATTATTAATCCTGCATCTCGAGATTCTGAAGGATCATTTAAAAATTATAGAAAACCTCAATTCCCATATTTTATTGGTAATTCTTTTAAACATCAACCTATTGAATATAACTTTGAAAGTAAATCAAATCAGGACAATATAGATCTGAATAAAACTAATTTAGTTAGAAATACTGGTCCTTATAATTTTCTATTTACAGATACTGACTATGATTATTTAATAGATCCAAATAGTATTCAGCAACAAAGAACTTATGTTAAATCTACTACTAGTGGTCATTTGAGAACTGTAGGAGTTAATACTGGAGGGGATGGATATAAAGTAGGTGATGAAGTAGTTTTTGAAGATGCTGGATCTAGTGGTTATGGAGCTAGATCTGTAGTAGATACTATTGACGGAAAAACTATATCTAATGTTAGTATTGCTTATACTGAACACCAAAATACAGAATTTACTTTAGGGGACTATAATGGACAAATAGTAGGTCATACTACTTTACCTCACAATTTAAATCATAATGAATTAGTACACATTTCTGGATTATCTACTTCAGGAATGGTAAATAATTCGAACGTACAAATTGGAGTATCTACTGCTACTTTTAAATTATTTGGTGCAGTAGAAACTACCCTTAATACTGGAATTGTAACTTATTTTAATCTTGATGGATATGTAAGATCTCCTTATATAAAGGAAAATGATATTTTGGGTATAGGAACTGAATGTGTAAAAGTATTAAATGTTGAGACTGATAATTCTAGAATTAGAATAATTAGAGATTATAATTCCACTATAGGATCAGCTCACACTCATAATAGTCTTGTTTCTCAAAAACCTAAGACTTTTACTTTCTTTGATTCAGAATCACTAAAAGACAATTCAAATATAAGAATTGATAAAGAATTATATTTTAATCCAATAGAATCAGTAGGACTTGGAACTCTTTCTTCTGTAGGTATTGGATCTACTTTAGTTTTTTCTAATCCAGGAACAGGAATAAGTGAAATATTTATTCCTACTAAATCTCTTTATTTTAAAGATCATGGATTATTAACTGGAGATGCTTTAACCTATAATGTAAATGCAGGAACAGCATTATCTGTATCTACTGATGGAATTGATGGTTTTGCTCTTACTGATCAGCAAACTGTATATGCTGCAAGAATAACAGATGATTTAATTGGTATATCTACTTCAAGAGTGGGATTAGGATCTACAGGATCTTTTGTAGGTATTGATAGTAGTACTAATGTTTCTACATTATATTTTATTGGTATAGGTACTGGATTATATCATAGTCTTAAGACTAATTATAGTAATAAAATAACTGGTTTGGTAACTAAATCAACAGTTACAGTTTCTACTTCTTCTACTCATGGATTAAGTGTTAATGATAAAGTAGTTTTGGATGTTAGACCAGGAATAACAACCACAATAAATGTAGCTTATAATGATTATAATAGGAGATTAGTAATTAATCCTAGAACGTTTACTTCTAGTGGCATTAATACTACGACCAATACTATTACTATTGATAAACATGGTTATATAACAGGACAAAAGGTTATTGCTACAGCAACTACTTCTCCTGGAGGATTAGTAGATAATGGAATTTATTTTGTAAATGTAGTAGATGAAAATAAAATTAAATTATCTTCCAATTTCTATAAGTCTATAGATTCAAACCCAGATATAATTAATATTACCAGTGCCTCTGATGGAACTATATCTCCTATCAATCCTCCTATTAAATTAGAAAGAGATTTGAAAATATATTTTGATTTATCTGATTCCTCATTATCATTTATTAATAATGAAGTTTCATATTCTGCATTTGATTTTAATCTATATTCAGATTCTTTACTTAATGATTTATTTACTACTTCAGGAAAAACTAATGATTTTAATGTTTCTAAAGTAGGAAGAATTGGTATAGATGCAACTGCTAATCTTACTGTTAAAAATGTTAAGGAAATAGATCAAACATTATATTATAATTTGCAACCTATAAATGAAGATTTAAATACAGACGTTAAGAAAGAAATAATTAGAGATACTGATAATAATAGAAATTCAAATTCAATATCATTTTTATTCAATCCTTTAAGCACTGAACATTCAATTGTTGGTGTAGGATCTACTACATTTTCTTTTATAACTTCTAGAATTCCTCAAAAATTAGAATATACTTCTGCTGATGGAGTGTTTAAGTATACTACAAATTCCGTTACAGCTAAAGGTCCTATATCTAACATTAAAATAACTAATGGAGGGCATCAATATAAGACTTTACCTGGAATTACTACTATTATTACAGATTCTGGTAAAAATGCAATTTTAGAAACAAAAGGACAAACTATAGGTAAAATAAGTAATGCTGAAATTTCTGATATTGGTTTTGATTATCCAGTAGATAAAACTTTAAGACCTGAAGCAAAGATTCCTCAATTAATAAAGGTAGACTTACTTACTACCCTTGATAAAATAGGAATTAGTTCAGTTGGTAAAAATTACTTAGATTCTCCTGGATTAGTTCTTTTGGATGGATTAACACAAAAGGAAGTTAAAGATGTAGAGTTAGATT